TCGTTGACTTTATACCTAGTTATGATATAATGATATTGTGAGGTGATAAGAAATGGCTAATATTAAAATGCTAGAAAGATTTATGCAAGAGATAACAGAGCAAAACACTAAAGGGGGTGATGAATAATGAATGATAAAATAAAACATACAGAAGATTTATATAATCAATTATTAAAAGATTATGATGAATTATTACAAGAAAATGAAGAATTAAAGAAAAATCAAAGATATCATAAAAAAGGTGTGTTTACTTTAGAATATGATAAAGAAACTTTAAGAGATATGGTTGATGAATTACAAGAAAGAATAGAAAAAGCAGTTGAATATTTAAAATCAAAAGAAGATAGTTTATTTATGACATTTAGTGATGATATGCTAGACCACGATGAATTAATAGATAAGAAAATTGGAACAACATTATTAAATATTTTAAATGGTAGGAGTGATGAATAAATGAGTAATTTAAGCAAATATGAAAAACTCTTATATAAACACAATAGATTAAAAAGGCATTGTGGAAACCAAATGAATAAAATTGTTGAATATAAGCAAAAACTCCAAAGAAAAGATAATAATTGGAATGAATTAAAAAAATATGTAGATAAATTATATGAGGATGATACTTATCATAGTATAGGTGAAGTTTTAGATAAAATAGAGGAATTAGAAAATGACATTAAGTGATTTAGAAAAGAAAATAGGTAAAGAAGTTATGATGAGAAGTTGCTGGAAATGTAATCCAGCACATAAACATTTAAAGAAAGCAGACTATATACTATGGTGCTTTGAATGTGGAAATCTTTATTACAAAGGTAAAGAACTAAATGAAAAAATATTAAAGGAATTAGAAAATGGTAGGAGTGATGAATAAATGAAATTAATAAAAATAACATCTATTTATGGTGAAGAATTTATAAGAAAAGAAATTAAAAGAAATAAAGTAGGTGTTTTTACTGATAAAGGTTTTGTTCCATTTGAAGATATACAATTTATAGACATTATTGGTGATGTAGTAGGTGATACAAATGTTAAAGATTAAAGAATTAGAAGATGGAATGATAATATGGAAAGGTAATGATGAAATACTAGGAATAACAGGTGCGACATTACCAGAAGAATATTATGAAATGTATTGTAAAAAAGTAGAAGGAAATAGGTTTGATTATCAATTAGTAGAAAAGGTAGAGTGATGAATAAATGAAACTAAAAACATGGGTTAAATATTTTCTAGGTTTGTGGTGCATTATAGATTTAGAATTAATAGTAATAGCTTTATATATGGAAAGAATTTTAGAGATAGGAGGTGTATAAAATGGCTAATGAAATATTTGATAGAAATAATTATGATAGTTTAAGAAGAAAAGTGAATCAAGCTAATAAAGCAATAGCAAGAATAGAGAAACAATATGGAGAAGATTCATGGGGAGTTAATAGACTTTACAATAAATTAGATAATGAAGTTTATAAAGGTATTACTAAAGGTGGTAGAATAAGACTTAATAAAAGTATGTCAGATGTTCAACTTCATGCAATAGAAAAAATGACCAATAACTTTTTAGACCATAAAGCAACATCAACATTAAAAGGTATTAAAAATACTATAAAGGAAGTTAAGTCAAGTTTAAAGGCAACTTTAGGAGATATTGGAAATGAAATATCTGATAGAGAAATAAATAAGTTATATGATTTAGTAGAAGATAAAGATAAAAGAGATACAACAGAAAGTATTGGAGCAAGTACTATATGGACTACTTTAGTAGAGGCTAAAGATACTTTTAAAAGTGGTATAGAATCAGCTGATGATTATATTAATTTAGTTATGAAAAGGACTACAGCTAAGTTAAGTGAAGAAGATAAGGATTTTTTAGAGGAAATATATTTAAAATACTTTAATAAAATGTAATGTTATACTATAAAAACTATTCTTATCATGAATCTAAAATAATAGGTAAAAGAAATAAGAAAATAGATAACAATATTTATTCTTTTGATATAGAAACTACTTCTTATTTAAAATTAGATGGAAAAATCTATAATGCTAGTTACTATGAAAATTTGACTAAGAAAGAAAAAGAAAGACTAGAATATTATAGTATAATGTATATATGGATGTTTTCTATAAATGATATTGTCTATTATGGAAGAACATGGGAAGATTTAAAAGAGTTTTTAGAATTGTTATCAGAGAACATACCAGAGAAAAAAATAGTTTTTGTACACAATTTATCATATGAATTTCAATTTTTAAGAGGTGTATTTGAGTTTCGTGATGTTTTCGCAAGGACACAAAGAAAAGTTATGAAATGTTTTCTACCTTATTATAATATTGAATTTCATTGTACTTATTTTATGACTAATATCGGATTAGATAAATTAGCTAACACATTTAAGCTACCAGTTAAAAAGTTAGTAGGTAATTTAGATTATGATATAATAAGAGTACCTACTACTAAGTTAACTCCTAAAGAGTTAGCATACTGTGAAAATGACTGTTTAGTTTTGTATCACTATATAAAACTAGAGTTAGAAACTTATTTACAAGTAAATAAAATACCAATAACTAGTACTGGTAAAGTAAGAAGAGAATTATCAGATTTAGTTTATAAAGATATAGGTTATAGAAGAAATATGAGAAAATCAATTAATACTAATCCTCATGTATATAACTTATTATTAAGTGCTTTTCAAGGGGGCTACACGCATTCTAGTTGGATTTATACAGATGAGATACTTGAAAATGTTGATTCATATGATTTTACAAGTAGCTACCCTTATGTTATGGTTGCTTATAAGTACCCTGCTACTGAGTTTATTAAGGACAATGTAAAGACAGTAGATGATATGTATAGATTATATGCTTATCTACTTGTAGTAAGATTTAAAAACTTAAAGTGTAGATACTATAATAATTTTATTTCAAGTAGTAAATGTAGATACGTTAAAGGTGGTAAATATGATAATGGTAGAATTATATCAGCTGATGAAATAGAAATAGTATTAACTGATGTTGATTTCAAGTTTATATTAAAAGCATATAGTTGTGAATATGAAATAATAGAGAGTTTCAGTGCATTATACAAGTACCTACCTAAATTATTAATAAATTTTATATTAGATAAGTATGTTAAGAAAACTGAGTTAAAAGGTATTGAGGAAGAAGAAGTTAATTATAATAGAGTTAAAGCTATGTTTAATAGTATATATGGTATGACTTGTACCAATACTATAAGAAATGATGTTATATATGATAATGTACGTGGATGGTATGAAGAAGAATTGACTAATGAAAAGATACTTGAATTATTAGAAAAAGAAAGAAAAAAAGGTTTTCTATCATTTTCTATTGGTGTGTGGGTTACAGCTTATAGTAGATATAATCTTTTATCTAATTTGATACAATTAGATACACATCAAGTTTATGCTGATACTGATTCTTTAAAACTTTTAAATGGTTATGATAAGAATGTAATAGATAATTATAATAAAGAAGTAGAAGAAAGAATTGAATATGTTTCTAAAATGTTAAATATCCCTATAGAAAAGTATAGTCCTAAAGATATTAAGGGGGAAAAACATTTATTAGGGGTTTTTGAGTGTGAAACAAAAAAAGGTGATTTATTCACTTATAAAAGATTTATAACTCAAGGTGCTAAGAAATATGCTGTAGAAGATTTTAAAGGTAATATTAAAATTACAGTTGCTGGAGTACCTAAGAAAAAAGGTGCTAAGTGCTTAACTAAGTTAGAAGATTTTAGAGATAATTTAGTCTTTAAAAGTAGCATAACTGGAAAACAAACGATAGTATATTTAGATGAACAGATAGAAAATGAGCTAGTAGATTATCAAGGAAATTTTTATAAAAATACTGATAAAACTGGAGCATGTTTAATACCATGTAGTTATGAATTAGGTAAGTCACTAGAATATGCTAATCTAATAAGTGATGAATCAAGTAAAAGAGCAATATTTAAGGAGGATTAAAATGAATAATTATTGTTTAAAAAAAGGAAATATGTATGTACAAACTTATAACTTAGATAGTTTTAATAAATCTAATTATATAACATTTTGTATGGATAAGGATGATTCAATGTATATGTCTTATGATGAATCTGTAGTTATTGCTGATTTAATAGAAGTTTTATTAGACATAAAATTAGAAAGAGAGATGAAATAAATGAGTGATTATCAATTTATAAAAGAATTTACAAATATAACAGTTGCTAGTATCTGCAAAAAACTAGGTATAAGAAGTTGTAATGTTTTTAATGGTCAGACAACGGATGAAAATTATAGAAGAGTTAAAAATGAAATAATAAGAGAATTATTAATGTTAATGATACAAAGTAAAACTGAAGATATGGTTACACTAGCTTTATATGATGAAGTAATAATGAAACTTGAAAAAGAAAATAAAATGTTGAAGGAGATGATATAAATGCACGAAGTTGTTAAGATAGAAAAAGAAACATTAGAAAATCTTAAAAAAGAAGTAGAAGAATTAAAAATATATAAAGAAAATTATCAGATGTTAAAAAAAGAAATTGAATCTTTATATAATGGTTTTATGTGTTGTGAAGTTAGTCTACATGCTGATGAGATAGAAGAAATATGAAACGAGAAATAAAACATTATAACATAGATAATTTAGTAAGTTGTAATGCTGATATTAATATTCTTTTTGGAGAGAGAAGTAATGGTAAATCATATCAATTAAAACATAAAAGAGCTGTTATTAAATATTTAGAAACTGGTAAGAGATTTATATTACTTAGAAGATTTAGAGAAGAAATAACATCAACTGGTATAGAACAATATTTTCAGGATGTAGATGTTGATAGACTAACTAATGGTAAATATGACTGTATCATCCAGTATAGAAAACAAATTTATTTAGCCAAGTATAATATAGAACAGATGAAAGCTGTTAAAGGTGAAAAGATAGGTTATGCTATGGCTTTATCAACTGAGCAAAATTTCGCGGGTGGTAGTTTTTTAGATGTAGAGGACATTATATTTGAGGAATTTATGACTAGAAGTAGATATCTTGTTGAAGAGCCTACTAAGTTAATGAATCTTTATGCAACAGTAGACCGTAAACGTGGTACTACTAAATTATGGTTAGTTGGTAATTCTATTTCTAGAGTATGTCCTTATATTTATGAGTGGGGATTACATGAGATAATAAGTAAACAAAAACAAGGTACTATTGAGGAAAAGATAATTGATTCAACTGGAGATGATAAAGTAAAATTAGCTATAGAGTTTTGTGAGTCTACTGGTGTATCTAGTCATACTATCGGTTGGAGTAAAGAGATGATGTCTGATGGAAGTTGGCAAAGTTCACCTCAACCACATCTTCCTAAAAGTTATAAATGTTATAATGTATGTTTTAGATTTATATTTCAGTATCAGTCTTTTAGGTTTATATCAGAGTTTTTACAAGACAAGGAAGAAAAAGATAAAACATGTTGGTTTATATACCCCATGGATGATAAAAAAGAAATTAGAAAAAATACACTTGTTATATCTGATAAGGTAGACATTAATCCATATTGGCAAAGAAATATTTATGATATAACTATTAAAAATGAAAATTTAAAAAATTTATTAATGACTTTTCGTGAAGATAAAATATTTTATTGTAATGATTTAGTAGGTACTGACTTTAAACAAGTAATAGATTTTAGTATAAGGAGATAGATTATGATTAATTTTATTATTGGGGTTTTTGTTGGATTTTGTCTAGGTGTCTTTTATATTTCAGTAGTAAAAGGTGGTAATAAATTATGAAAAGATATATATTGTTAACTAGAACACGAAGTAAATATGAAGATTTTTATAGATATCATTATAAACTATTTGATAACTATTTTGAGTTACAAAAACATTTACAATATTTTTGGTATATTAATACTAATGAATATGTTGTATTTGAAGAAACTGATTTAAAGAAAGATTATAGCTTAAATGATGTTAAAAAAAAGAGGTGTAGATAATGAATAAATTATATTTATACATATGGGATTTATATAGTGATAAAAAGTTTTTTAAGTATTTTGAGTGTGAATATGATATGGACAAATTTAAAAGAAAGTTGAAATTTTCAAAAAAGTTAGTTATACTAGAAGATAGTAGGGAGATGATTTTAGATTATGACAAATAAAGATAATGAGATAATACTTTGTAAAGGTATTAAATTAGATAGAAATTATGAAAATGTACTATCTTATAGTGAATCTGATATGGTTAGTTTATGCAGAAATAATGCAATTTATCAAGCTGATGAATATAACTTTATAGAAAAAGCAAATAATAGAATAGTAGTATCTCATCCATATTCAAGTGCAATGTATGCTAATTATGTAGCTTTTAAAAATCCACGTTTTGGTAATAAATGGATTTTTGCATGGGTAACTGATGTAAAATTAATTAATATAGGAAGTACTGAGATAACTTTTGAGGTAGATGTATGGAGTACATGGTACTCTAGGTTTGATGTAGGAAAAGCATTTATAGAAAGAGAACATGTAGAAGATGATACTATAGGAAAACACACAATACCAGAGGGTTTAGAAACTGGAGAATATATTATAAATGATTCTGTGGAATTAGGTAATAATGAATTAAATAGAAAATACATTGCTATTGCTTATAGTGGGAATCCTACTGATGTATTCCCTACTGATACTCCTCATCAGTATTGTGGATTATATACTGGTTACAGATACATGATATTATCTCAGCCAGTAGATGCTGATAATATGATACAAGGTTTTAGTGATGAGGGAAGATTAGACTATATATATGCTATATTTACTATACCATATGGTCTAGTTGAAAATAATGATTATCACGTAGAATGGTATAATGGGGCTGGAGCTGACCCATCTCATACTATTGAGATAGGAGATGGTCGTTATCCTACGTTCGCATTAGTTCCATCTGATAGAGTAGGAAGTTATTTTGAAAGAACAATATTAAGTGATACAACTGTAAGTATGAATACTACATTAGATAGTTATTCTCCAGTTAATAATAAATTATTTACAAAAGATTATAATTATCTATATGTTACAAATAATACTGGAACAGATATACAATACAATTATGAAGATTTTATTGATAATGAGCCAATATTTAAAATTATAGGTGCTATTTCTATAGGTAATTCAATAAAATTAGTTCCACAAAATTATAAAAAATTTGATACAGAAGAAACTCCTAATTCATTATATACTTATGGTGTTAATGCTAGTAAATACCCTACTTTAGGATGGGTAGGAGATGCCTATACTAATTGGCTAACTCAAAATGCTGTTAATATTGCAACTGGTTTTATTGGGGCTGGTGTTAGTACAGTAGGTGGTCTTATTACTGGTAGTTTTACAGCTACAGCTGTTGGTGTTATGGACATAACAAATAAAATGGCTCAGTTAGAACAGCACAAAAGAGTTAGTGAAGTTGGAAGTGGAAATATAAATGCTGGTGACTTAACTTATTCTAGCAAAAAAATGAATTTTACTTTATATAAAATGTCAATAAAGGAAGAATACGCTGTTGCTATAGACAGATATTTGTCTAGGTTTGGTTATAAGGTAAATGAAGTAAAACAACCTAATTTAAACAGTAGAGCACAATTCAACTTTATTAAAGTTGGTGGTATGGATGAGTTAATACATGGTGATATACCTAGTACTGATTTAGAGAAAATTAATGAAATATGTAGAAAAGGTGTTACTATATTTCATAATTATACTAACTTTGGTAATTATACTATATCTAATCCAATAGTAAGTTAAAATAAAAAAAGACTCTTAATTGAGTCTTTTTTTATTTTAAATAGCTCTATAAATTGTTGTATGAAGTTCTATAACAATATCGCTAGAAGCTGTAAATTGTCTTTTTGATACTATTCTAAATCTACCATCACGCATTAAATAAACTAATAATTGATATTGTTGGAATAATTCTGCAAAATTATCATTATAAGGTAAAATATAATTAGATATACCTGTATCAAATCTACTTATATAAATATTATTACTAGCATAAGTAAATCTACCTAATTCATAATAACTTAAAGCATTTATAGTAGTACCATTTTTAATAGTAATTTCACAATTTAGACTAAAGTTTTCTGTGTTACTAGTTGCTGTATATTTATTTACATATACATCATCATTAGTTCTAGTAGAAACATCTAATTGCATTGGCATATCTAACGGGTATGCTTTTCCATTTAAACATCCCATTACTAATGCTCTTATCATCCTATGACCTGCATCGTTTGGATGAGCGTATGGATGAGATGGTTGAGTTTCACTTTGGTCTTTATAATAGTAAGTTCCAAAAGTATTTAGATAATTGTAAAAATTTGGTATCATAGATACATTACATCTATAACCTGCTGTTATAAATGCTTCGTATAATGCTTTTGCTCTACTATCAATAGGTTCAGCAAAGTAATTTAAAGGTATAAATATTACTTGAGATTTTGGAAACTCTTGTTTTATTAAGTTTAAATCATTTGTTATAGTAGTTAAAACATCATTTACATTACTGCTTCCTTGCCAGTCATTAACTCCCATCATAACAAATATATATTTATAATTTTCTCTTTCGTTAACTGGTATGTTATTAGTAGCTCTTTCTATTTCAGTTTGTAGATTATAAGTTCCACCATGAATAGCATAGCCACCTATTGCATAATTTTCAAGTGTTAAACCTAGACTATCAGCAACTAGTTGTGCCCAGTTACATGATGGATTAGCTAGAGTTCCTGTTCCATCTGGATTAAGTTCATTTCCTGTCCAGCTATCTCCAAAAGTTAACATTTTAGTAAATTTAGATTCTATGTAATAATTTGGAAGTCTTTCTCCTACAAGAGTGCTACCAATAGCAACTATGTTTAATCCATCAACAACATCACCAGTTGTTATATTACGTACTTTATAAAATGCTGTTTTTCCATCATTATAAGTATCTACTCCTAATACTACACAAGTACTGCCATTAACTACATTAGTAGCATTTTCTAAATCTGAAATAGTATCAAAAGCAAGTACTCCTGCAAGTTGTAAGTATTGAGCTATAATATCAGCAAGTTCTCCACTTTCAGCCATTTCATCTAATTTATTATCAATTTCTTCTTGTACATCTAAATTATCAAAATAGTTTTGAAACTCATCTAATTTAGCATTAAAAGAATCTAATTCTATTTGATAATTCTTAACCTTTTCTAGAGATTCTTTCATATACTCTACCATTTTACAAAATAATTCATAATCAGTAAGAGCATCAAAATCATCCTCTAAAAAAGGAAAGTTTTCTAGTACCCAATTTCTAAATATCATATTATCACTCCTTTCTAGTCGGCTAAGCCATAAAATAAGATATCTAAATCTTTATAAATCAAAGTCATTATTTTTGCTTTTTCAGTTTGTAAATATTTTTGGTATAAATCCATTTTATCAATACCACTTCTTGTTTCAGTTTCACGTGAAATATTAGAGCTTGTTCCATTACTTTCATTTACTCCATTATTAGTAGTTTGATTAGTAACATATTTATTGTTATTTATATCATTAAGTTGATTCATAGGGTATTCAGCAAATTTAGTCTTTATTTCATTAGTGCTATTTAAGCTACTTGTTCCATTATCAGTACGATTTCTAGTAATAACTTCGCCATCATTGAATAAATTATAATCTGCTAGAGAATCAAACAAAATATTATAATAAGGTAAAATCTCATTTAGTTTATTTTCTAGGAAAATTTGAAAAGCTGTAAATGTTTCTTGTCCTATTCTTCTCATTATAAAATGATTAAGAATCTGACACTCAAAATCTTCCTTATTAACTTTAGAAGATAAAGGGTATTCAAAATCAAAAATCTTTTCATGAGTTGCTTTAGCAAGATTTCTAATCTTTGTCTTTTCCTCTACATCATAATTAGCTATTGAATTCATTATAGCATAAAGTGTTGGAGGTTTAGGATTCATCATCAAGTCTGCTTGTATCTGATTCACTTGCCAAGTTGGTTTCAATGTCCACATCTTCATAACCTCCCTCCATTGTTAAAGTAGTAGGTAGTCCATCGTAATACTCTACCTCTAAATTAAGATTCCATAATTTATTAATTTTATCTATAGCGTCTACTCTAGCATTAAATCTTGTAAATCTACTTGCTATTGTTCCAGCTTGAGATATAAATACTTCATCTCTTATATTACGTTCTTTCTTCTGAAAACTTGAGTTTGCTACTCCAATTAAACGTAAAAACTCGTTCCATATTTTATCTTTTTGTTCTGATAATTTATCAGATACAAAAGGAGCTGGTGCTAATATTCCTGTAGTTTCCTCTAAATCAATATTATCATATGTTACTATTGCTTCATTATTAGCTGATATTCCATCAATTAAATCTTCAATAGTTTTCTTATTTTCTGACTTAGTTTTCCATAATCTATTAGTACGTTGTTGAGCAATATTTATGTCTATTGTTCTTTGTATCTGTGCTGTTCTTTCTGCATATTGTAAGATATCATAAATTAGAGCTTGTTTACTTCTATTATCATACATTATAACATATTCACCTGGATTAAGTGTTCTAGTATAACCATTTCTACCTATTACTTGTATTACTATTGGTCTACCATATAAGTCAAGTTTTCCAACGTTCATAAAAGGAAGTGCTAAAAGTCCTAAATACTCATCCATGAAAAAAGCTATTCTACCTTTATAAACAAGTTCATGATTTACATATGAATAATCCATAAATGGAGCTACTTCATTCAGATTTTTAATATTAAATACATTTTCTGCAAGAGATACATATTGTCTTTTGTACATATCAGTTGTTTTAAAATTATCTATCTGAGTTGTAGCATTTCTTCTACTCATATAATCTCCTTTCTCTTTTTTATATTGATATACTTATTCTCTCTAAGTATACATACTTAAAGATTCTAAGATATATTCCTATTAACATTATAAATAAAAGGGAGCATTTAGTTGCTCCCTATTTGCAACTTAGAGTTGCTTATTTTAATCTCCTGGTGTTACTGGAGTTGCAATAGTAGCTGTTCCAGAAACAGTACTATCATAAACACTAGTTGCTGTTACAGTAAATGTTAAATCATTAGCTACAGTACTAGCAACTTTTAATAATCCAGATTCATCAATAGTTACACCTGTAACTGGTTCACTAGTAGTTGAATCTACAACTGACCATGTTACAGCTTTATTAGCAAATCCTACAGTTACAACTGAAGCTGATAATTGTAGACTTTGTCCTTGTAGTACAGTTCCTGAAGATGGACTAACAGTTACACTAGTTACACTAGGTGTTGTATCATCAATAAATACTACAGCTTGTTCAAAAGGTGATGTACTAAACACTCTCCACATTCTATTCATATAAGTTCGTTACTCTTATACCGTCTTTCGACTGCTATATATTTCTATATAGATTAGACTATCTCTTCATCTTCAACATTACTTGTAAGATGTCTCGCACTTCCATGGACTTCCATGTACTTCCCCTCCGGGAATAGTCGTTACACTTTCCAATTTATTGGCTTAGCACGGTATTTACTTCAACATTACTTGTTAAGTTTTCCACCGTTTTCACGAGATTTTTTTAATTTACTATTTCTAGTAAACTCGCCTAGGTTCTTAGGTTAAGCGTGTAAGAAATGATTATTTTCTAGTGTAGTAGGATTATAGAATTCAGTTTCTTTAAATTCTGAATCAGTATCTAGTGCATAAATATAATCCATAAACCACTCACGTGAAATAACTACAGCTTTTACTTTAGCTAGTTCTGCTTTTTCTCCATCAGTAAATGGTACATAAGCGTCACCTAGTAACTCTGTTAATCTTTCAGAGTCAGTTTCTGATAGACCATCCACGAGTTTTAATTGTGTTTTTAACTCGGCGTCATTACGGAAGTAACTTGTAGCCAATACTTCTGTGGATAATTTTCCTTCAAAGTCAGTATCCATAATAGTAATTAAATCTTCAAATCTATTAGCTCTTCTGATTCCTGCTGGGTTATAGTTAGGGCTACGGAAAGTCATTTTATTAGTAATTGATTTCATTTGAGAAACAATTTCTCTTGTTGATTTTCCAACTGTTACTAAATCTACTGATGTAACAGTACCATCAACGATACGTCTACATAGCATATATTTATCAACTAAATATTCATCATATTTTAGTGATTCATATAGCATACCTACTATTTCATAAATTAAATCATAAAGTCCGCCTTCATCAGTAAATGCCATAGCAAGTTGACTGTCTGATGTAGTAGTTTGATAAAATTTTTGAAAATTAACTTCATGTATATATGAAAGTACATTAGGAACAACTGTTTGTAAGAATCTATCTTTATCAGAGAAATTTTCGTTATAATCGTAAACATTACATAAATCTGCTATCATTTCACGAACATGTTGACCAAATCTTAAAGTACCACGTTTCGTAAAATCCCATGGATTATCCCATCCATTACGTTTAATAACAGTTAAACCAATTAAGTTAATTGTATTAATAAAAGCATTACGATAAACTTTATTTCCCATTATGATTTTACCAATAGGCTCAATACTTTGACCTTGTACTGGTAAATCTAAATTTTCTTTTAATACTGGATTTTGATTTATGATATAACTCAATAATTCAGCATTACTTCTACTTTTAATAACTGTTTTAGTTTTTGCCATTATTCTTCATCCTCCTTTTCTTCCTCAAAGATGTCCTCTACATCAATTACTTCTTCTTGAGGTTCTTCAATAACTTCTTCTTTTACTTCTTCTTTAACTTCTTCTGGAGCTAAAAATCTACTTTTATATTTATCTAATAGTTCATCATATAGTATCTTTTCAACATAACCACTTAAGTCTACAGATTCAAAAGAATCAGTTATATCTTCCATTAACTCTACTGCAAGTTCAGAGTTGTCAGCCAATTTATCATTGACTTTAGCTATTAACTCATCTTTAGTTAATTTTGCCATACTTTAAATCTCCTTTCTATTCTCAATATATAACAAAAATAAAAAAATGTCAATATTGACATTTTTTATTTTATTAACTAATAGTCCATCCTGCATCTATAAAAGCTTCATAATGTGGTAATGACTCTATTTTACTTACTGGGTAATAAGTAAAATTTACTCCTAAATATGATAGAGTTTTTGTACCTGGATAACTTTTAGCATTAATACACATTTGTAATATATTATCTAAACTTTCATCTGTTAAACATCTAACACTACCTACAAATTGGCTAAAAGATGTATTAGTTGATAAACTAGAAGTATCAAATAAAGGAATACTTGATAATCCATCACAATTACTAAACATAGACCTAAAAGTTGTTACATGTGAAGTATCTAATAAGGGTACTGTTAATAAAGATGTACAACCTTCAAAACAACTTTGCATAGTGGTAGCATTACTGGTATCGACTACTGGCATAAAAACTAAATTTGTATCATTTAAAAATCTCTCTTTTAAATTTGCTACTGTTGAATCCCAATTATTTTTTATACTTAGAGCATGATTATAACCATCTTCTATAATAGCAGGTTCTTCACTATAACCTATTGCACTCCAGTCAAGTCCACTACTACCTCCACCACCACTGGATTTTTTTCCTAATAAATAACTAAGTAAATCCATATTATTTTTCCTCACCTTGTGAAGTTTCTTCAGCTGGTGTTTCTTCTGGGTTAGTTATATTCATCCATTCTTCATTATGTAAATCATATAAATAAATATCTCCTGTATCAATTTCAATAAAACTACTACCATTTTCTATACTACCATTTTTTATAGTTTTAGGTTTTACATCTGTTGATAATCCTCTTAACTCACATAGATAGAATACTTCTCCATTTGGATGTGTTAACATCTCACTCTTTTTTACATCATAAATACTAATCATAAAACATTCCTCCCTCTTAATTTATTAGCATATAATACCCACTTAAATTTATATTTTTTAAATGATGGAGTGGGCTGCCCACCTTGATATGTTCTCCAATTATAACCATAATCATTTAAAATTATTGTATCATTTATATAAAATAAATTGTAAATATGTTGTCTATTTATTAAATCTCTTCCACTAGAATTCCATCCAACAAATTTTCCATTACATCCTTGCATGTGTACATGGTCACCTGTTACTGGAGTTCCACCTGGGCTAGTCTTTGTTCCAGTATGACCTATTACTTCACCTTGATTTTTATAAGTTCCTAGTGCTGGAGGATTTTCATCGTGCATAACAGCAAAACTACAAAATTGTAAACCTACGGGTGTTACTACTTTGTTATTACTTTGCCATACATTATAATAACTTGCATGTTGTACTACATGACAGTCAAAAGGTGCATAATAAGGACACTTATATTTTCTATGTCCATTTTCATAACCTAGAAAATCTATTGCCCATCTTCCACTATGAGAATAACTTCCTCCCTCACCTTGAGATATGTACATGTATTCTAAAGGAAATAATGCTACTTGATTTCCAGCCGAATCAACCATCGTTTCTCCTGCTCTCATAATCCTAGTACATCCTTTAATTCTTTACTATCTATCATTATTATTTTATCTTCATGATTTTTTAAATAATCAATTAATCCATTTTTATCTGTAAGTTCAATTTCTACTTCGTATTTCTTATCTTCTTCATAAAGTTTGATAGATGATTCATCCATCCATCCTAAGTCACCTGTAGTATTATAAGGATGTTTACTACCATTTGCTGTTCTAGTAATTTTAGTTACTTTGTTTTTAACACTTCCACTTGGAGTTGTAGCATTACTGGATTTATAAAGATAACCATTTATTATAACTTTATCTCCTATTTTGAATTTCATCTTCTACCTCCTCAAGTGTTTCTACTGTGTCATCTAAAATAACTACATCAGAATTCTCCATTATTCATCCTCCTTATTTTTATTTTGGTTTGCTTCAATTACAGCTAATCTCTTGTCCATACTTCCTAGTGTATTTAGTATCTCTTTCATTGTTGTACTTTGAAAATAAATTAAATATGCTACACATAATGTCCCTATACCATACTGAAAAATGTAATCTAGTATCTCTTTCATAGTCCCTCCTTGACTATAAAATATCACTTTTTACGTATTTTTGCAAGTTCATTATTCAAATCATTTATCAAATCATCTTTTTCATTACTTCTTTTACGTGTGTTCCACCATATATAAATGAATAACCACGTAGCTATTACATCATAAATAATAAAAAAGAGGAGTAAAAAATCAACTCCCCTCATAAATTATTCACCCTCAATTATAGGTGATACTTTGTATGTATGACCTTTGCTAGTTTTAACTTTTAGAATCTTAAATGTATCAGTATCTCCTAAATAATCGTTTAGTGATTCTTTAAAATACTTACTACCAGTTGAAAAATATCCATCATCTGTAGCATAGTATGTTAAATCAAACTCTTTAGAATCAGTAGATATATGAGCATCTGCCCATCCAGTTATTCTAATAACTTTACCTACAAAGTCCTCAACTTTAGAAGCTGTAATATCTCCTTTCTTAGCCATTTTCTTAAATAGTTCAGTGTTGCAACTTCCCCATGTTTCATTAATTGTTAATTCATACTTTTTCATCTTTCCTCTTTCTCCTTTCGTATTATAACAATTAGTACCTATTATAAGTACCATAGAATAGATATGAAAGGAAACAAACAAATCCAATATCTACTCTATGCTACCTACAAGAGATAGCATGCCAAAATCCATATATTAACGTAGAGTTCAGAATCTAGGTTCACGTTAATAGTAATGATAACATCCGTAAAATATTTCTTATCACTACATATTAAGTGTACTATATTATTAGATTAAAGTCAACGATTTTCATTAAA